TTACATACTTAGACATCATAAAAAAACATTGTGAAAATGTTCACAAACATCGTTGGAAAGATGTGTTAACATGATATTGTGAAAAGATTCACAATCAACGTTGTCTTAACATCGTATAGTGAACAATTTCACAAACGTTTATCATCGCATAACATCGTATTGTGAAAAGTTTCACTAAGTACATTATATATAGTTCTAGCAATTCGTAGCTTTAGCGTTGAATTGATAGAATATAAAACGTTGAATAATGTCTACCCTGTCTCCCCACTGTCTACCCTGTCTACCCTATGACTAATACAACCTAAAAGCTATTGAGTGCGTTGACAGCTTGGTATCTGTTGCCTAGCCACTGTCTACCCTGCCGCCTACGGTTGATTGAGTCCGTCTAGTAAGTGCTATGAGGTAATGCCCTGAGCGTGTCGATGGGATAGGTTGTTGGTTGGTGTTGTTGGTTCGTGCATGATAATTGTCAACTGTAGTGTTTGGTGTAATGATGGTATGGGGGTATGGCTTGCGAGTAATGATTAGTGGGTATAGATACCCATGACAAAATTTTTCATACTAAAGACACTTTGCTCAGAATATACTAAAAACACTTGACACATACATTGTCGGGGGTATATGTTTCTTTTGTAATTACTAGTAATAACAGTATTACTGAGTAATTTTAGTAATTTACTAGTAATTTTATTATAATTAGATATATTATAATATATATATATATAATATATAATTAATTATATATATATTACTAATTACTCTCTTACCTAAAGTAAGAGTAATTAGTAATATATAATTAATAATATAATATTAACTCTTACGCGCGCGAGGCGCGCTTACTAGTGGAGTAAAAAGAGTAAAAAATGTCAGATAAGCAAAGCACTCAGGAATTACTAAGGGCTTCTCAGAAGAAGACTCTTTTAGTAGCCTTAGAGGAATGGGGCACTGTCCGTAAGGCGTGTCAGGTGGCGGGCGTTTCTCGGCCTGTATTCTATCAATGGAACTCTAACGACCCTGAGTTCTCGGTAGGTGCTGACTTAGCACGGAAGTCTTTTGCGGAGTCGCTTGAGGAGCTTGCCTTGATGAGGGTACGAAACCCTGAGAAGGGTAAGGGTTCTGACATATTGCTTCTAGGATTACTTAATGCCAATATGCCTCATAAGTTCAGACCTCAGATAGCTATGAACGAAGATTCAGCTAAGGAGCTGATTGTTGAATGGCGTAAGGCAGCGAAGGAAGTGAAGAAGGATAGACCTGCCGAAGAGGAAGGAGTGGTTCTGAACGAGGATGTAGAGAAGACTCTGCAGGAGATACTCGCCAAGAAGGGTGTGGATTCTAAGAAGACAGAGGCATCGGGTAGTGACCAAGCTATCTGATTGGGTAACTATGCACAATGAAGAAGCTCTTCTTGCTGATGGGTTTGAAGATCCTTTCTTGGAATGTGCGAAGTATTTAACAGGCCCCCTCTTGCGACGTATGACAGGGATAAGTGTATTGAAATTCTTGTGAAGCGTGATGGAATGACCTATGAGGAAGCTGTCGAGTTCTTTGATTTCAACGTAGCTGGAGCTTGGGTAGGAGAAAACACTCCGATATACCTGACGCTACGAGGGGAAGACGAATGACAACAATCACAAAGGGGCCTGACATACGTGATTATCTTTTTGCAAAAGTGGGTTTCACGCCTACGGACGAGCAGAAGGTCATCCTTAACTCGCCCTATAGGTTCAATCTGGTCGCTGGTGGAGAACAAGCAGGTAAATCCCTTATTGCGTCGAAGTATTTACTTGGACGATTTGCTGAAACGGATCAACGAGGTCTCTACTGGCTCGTCGCAGCAGACTATGAGAGAACGAGAGCGGAGTTTGAATACCTACTTGCTGATTTCAGTGCACTTGGCATCCTCAAAGAAGCGTCGAAACGAGTTGATCCTGGCCATCTTACACTTGCTGATGGCACGAGGATCGAAACGAAGAGTGCAAAAGACCCAAGAACCCTTGCTATGAGGGCTCCAAACGGGATTATTGGATGTGAGGCATCACAATTAGATATGGAAACCTTCTTCAGGCTTCGTAGCAGGTGTGCCCCGAAGCGTGGATGGATGTTTTTGGCAGGTACGTTTGAGGGATCGCTTGGATGGTATCCGCAGATGTTTACTGCATGGGCATCTGGAGCCGATAAGGAAGCCAGAGCTTACTCGTTACCTAGCTATACGAACAAATATCTCTATCCGGGTGGAGCAAATGACCCTGAAATATTACGATTAAAAGATGTGTCGAGTGACGATTTCTTTATGGAACGGATCGAGGGGAAGCCATCACCTCCCAAGGGAGTTGTGTTTCCTGAATTCAGACCTGACGCTCATATCAGTGAGATAAAATACGAACCAGGAGAACCAGTGCATATCTGGATGGACCCCGGCTATGCAGGGGCGTATGCCGTAGAAGTTATTCAGATTATTGGAGAACAGATTCGTGTTATTGACGAAATCTACGAACAGGGACTTGTTACCGACGATATCATAGATGTCGCTAGATCACGAGAATGGTGGCCTGATGTTAAGTTTGGAGTAATAGATATTGCAGGAACACAGCATCAGGCTATGGCAGCTCCCGCAGAAGCGTGGCTTAACCAGACAGGACTATACCTATCGTCACAGAAGATAAAAATCAACGAAGGGACAGAGAGATTAAAGGGATGGCTTAAGATAGACCCGAAGACACATGCCCCACGTATTGTGTTTAGTCCTAGGTGTCATGGTATCCTGTCAGAATTCGGATCTGCACCCAATCCGTTCGATGGGCAGACGAAAGCGTATCGGTGGAAAACGGATAGGGAAGGTAATATTGTCGGCGATGTGCCGGAAGATAAGAACAATCACGGCGTGAAGGCTGTTATCTACGGCCTAGTAGATAGATTTGGATATGGGTATGTGGAAGGGAGAGATCGGATTCGTGTAAAAAGGTGGACATAAATGGCGAAACGGAAGCCCGAAGATATTGTTAACCTCGTAGACTCACACTATGATGCGACCGAGCCCCTGCGTCAGCGGATGCAGGATGATCATGCCCTTTATCGTTTGGAACCCTATGATGCAGGGGAAGGATATCAGTCCTATACGTCCAATGAGCCGCAGACCTTTGCGGAAAAGATTATTAACTGGATTACCGGAGCCGATATGACAGTTCGTATTCCCCATGATGGGGCAGATGCGGAACTCAGGGAAAAGAATGACCTCAAGGAACGGTTCCTGATAGGTATCGAACGTAGTGCGAATGAACGGCTATGCCGTATGATGCTACCCGAACTACGAGACCAGCTAGCCTGGTACTCAGCTATCAGAGGATGGTATGCAGGAAGAGCACTTCTTGCAAAAAGACCTGACGGTTCGACTTATGTTGATATAACACCGTGGGATCCACTTCATACATACTGGGGTGTAGGCCCAGAAGGTCTTGAATGGGCATGTTACAAGATGCCAAAGACCAAGGATCAGATTTTCTCACAGTATAGCGTCAAAATCGATTGGGATTTGCCTAATAGTACGGACGGTATCGAGGTATATGACTTCTATGACAAGGAAACAAATACGATACTGATATCTAACGGGGCTTCAAAAAACCCACTGATACAGGTCGTGAAGAAACAAACCACTCACGGAGCAGACCAGGTGCCTGTTTTCCTAGGCCCTGTCGGTGCGAACCCCTATGTGGTCGCACTAACACAAAGCACGATGGATGATACCATCGCCGATGTTGGCGAATCAGTCTTCCGTGCTACACGGGCTCTGTACCCGAAACATAACTTAATGATGAGTACCATGCTGGAGCTTACCGCACGGTCACGAAGGCAGGGACTTATTGTCAGAAGTAGGGACGGAACGAAGTCTCTTGACGAAGACCCGTATCTGGAGGGCTCAGAGATTAGCCTTGCTCAGAACGAAAACGTAGAGCCTTTGGGACTACTGGAGATGGCAAAGGAGACAGGTGCGTTTATGGGTATAGTCTCTGGAGAGATGCAGAGAGGCTCACTCCCCTATAGCGTCTACGGAGAACTGCCGTTCCAGTTATCAGGGTTTGCTATTAACACACTCAGGCAGGGTGTGGAAACCGTGGTGAATAAATATTTGAAGTCTGTGGAGAAAGCGTACCAGATGATTTTTAATTTGATATCTGACCAGTATGCCGCAGGTTCATATAAGTCTATGGAACTCTCCGGCATGGACAGGAACAGAGTGTTCTTTACGGAAGATATCAGTACAGAGATGTTAAAAAATGCAGGGCAGCCAGTAGTTAAACTGGTTGGTCAATTGCCACAGGATGATATGACTCGCTTCTCGATGGCTCAGATAGCACGAGAAGGCCCGACACCGCTTCTGTCTGATAGGGCAATCAGGGACAGGATTCTGTCTTTGCAGGATGCAGACCAGATGGATGATGCCATTAACGAACAGATGGCAGAGCGGATGTTGCCTGAAGCAGCACTCTGGACTCTTCTTAGATCTTCAGAAAAGCAGGGCCGTGATGACCTTGCTCAGTTCTATCTCGGTGAGCTGATGTCAGTTATGATGCAGAAACGACAAATCGCAGAGCAACAAGTTGCACCAGGCCCACCACCAGGAGGGCCACCTCCAATGGGGCCACCGATGGGGCCGTTACCGCCGATGGGGCCTCCGATGGGAGGGCCACCAGGTTTACCACCTGAAGTAATGCCCGATGCAATGCTTGGAGTACCGCCTCCTATGCCAACTCCACAGGCTGGGCCAATCGTACCACCAGGAACTCCACGACCTGGTGCACAAGGAGGAATATAAATGGCAAATAACTTTGATATGTTTACTAAAAAAGGGCCATCAAACACATCTGAGAATCTTCCCTATGCGTTCTCGCATATAGCAACAGGTGCACCTCCTTCAGTGTATATGTCTATGATGACTGGGAATACGTTCGATGAGGCTATGCAGGAAACGAATAATATTCCTTTTGCTACTGATGAAATGGATATGGATCTAGACCTCGCCCTCGACCCCGAACTCGATGACCCGGATGCGATTGAAAAGGCAATTTACCAACTGCGTATCGCTGAAGAAAAGGAAATCGAGCCGGAAGAAGTTTTGGAAACACCTTATGGCCCAGGTCTGTCAGGTGAAGAAATTGATTTATTACTGGATATGTATCCTGCCTTAGATGCAGGAGTAGACCTGGATATGATAGATGAAAACTTTGATGAAGTGGATCGTATGCTTGGTGAGTCTGGTGAGAGTATTGAAGCAGCAATGGATGCAGCAGAGCAAAGAGCCGAGGACGAAGGGGATATCGGATCATCACCAGCATTGATGAGGCAACTGGGAGATAACCTTGGTAATTCTCTAGAGGCTATGTTAAATCCAAGAAACCGTGGTGAGGAATTGGCAGCGGAAAGCTTCACTAATTCTCCATTTAGCGCACCCGATGCAATAAAAGTAGCAGCGGATAATGCAACAGGAGTCTTTCAAAACTTTAATAATAATCGCAGCGTACGCTTGGATAACGGACAAGTGCTAGGGCCAAGCGATCTATTGGGTTCTGGTGTTGATACTAATCCAGACCTTATGTTATCTGGTGCGGAATCACCTAAAGCATCGACAGCTCACTATGACTTTAGGCATATGTTAACACTAATGGAACCTAACGATGATGGGAGCTTCTTAACTCCAGCAGTGATGATAGAAGAACTGCAAAAAGGTATGAGCAATATAGATACTGCTGAGTATGTGAAAAAGTTCTTTGCTGCTATAGATCGTGGTGAGTTCGACACAACGTATGGCACTGGACGAGATGTCGACCCAATGGATCGGGGAGAATCTAGACCTTTTACGTATGGAGGCGGCACTTTAAGCCAACTTAAAAAGGATTTAGAAGGATTGGTGGGGCAGGAAGAGAGAGAACCAGAACAGACGCAACCAACGGAAAGTGAGGAGGAAAAGAAACGGTTCATCGTCACCGAAGACGAAGACGAAGACGAAGACGGTTTCGTTGAAAAGGCCCTGCCTCGAGAATTGGCAGATGCCGAATCTCTTTTAGCTGAGAACCTTCAAAAGGTTTTCTACACCTCGATTTATGCTTATCCAGAGGCAGGTAGAAGCGATGTCAGGCCCAGGCTACCAAATATTTATAATGATACACGGACATTGTTTTTCTTGGAGTACGGGGGAGACGCGGTTGCAGTTCTCAATAAGCTGATGGAACTAGAGAAGGAAGAAGATATAGTGATAGGTGACGTGGAAGAAGCGGAGCTACTGGAGAAAAGAAAGAATGTACTTGGAACGATGGAAGCTAGGTACAAAACGTTTCTTTCAGAATATCTTACTGATCCGACAAGCAAACGCTCAGGTGACTTCTTCAGGAAGAACCTGGCGTTAATTAGCAATACCCTATCGTATGCAGCCAACAACCCCGACAGGGAGGATTGGCCCGAAGGGATGGAAGAAAGAGAACTGTGGGTAGATGCCCTGTTTGGGACAGGCGGTGGTACCTTTGCTGAAGAGAACCGCAGCAACCTTATAAAGATGGCAGCGTCTCAGGGTGGGAGAGGATGGTATTCTAATCTGATTCACAGCTCAGTCGATAGGGTTATGAATTACTACGACCGATTAGGTTGGACTGTTGAAAGGATATTTACAAAAATGGCCCAACTTACGGGTATGCCTGTAACCGATCCCACTGGGCAGACTGACATAGAGAAGTTAGCGGCGGATTTAGAAACAACAAAGACGCGGGTTACTGACGATATACCCCCTCCTCTGATCACTGAAATTATGCGGCAACAAGGGCTTCTAGGGAGTCTAGGAGACGGGGGTCTAGGAGAGCTAGGAGAGGAAGATGGTATATTAGATGGCCCCACACAGTTACTACCAGGTACAGGTTTTGACGTAGACCCAGTGATAAGAGGAGACGTACCTTACGTGGAGCAGCATCCAGGGATTACTCAGGCCGTGGCAGCCGCCCAAAAACAAAGGGACGAAGGAGACTTCTCTGGACTGTTTCCCTTCGAGGGGCCTGGTAGCCCCACGCCAGATGTGGAAGTGGACATGGATCCAATGGCGGAGGACTGGGAGTTCTACGCTGACCCGGCTGCTATCCCAGGAGAAGTAGAAGCAAGTAGAGCGCGACAAACAGGAGACGGAGGAGATGCAGAGCGCATATTAGAGATGGACCCCACTCGATTATATGGACTCCAGGATTTGGATCCAATGAATCCCCTTAGGGACGAAGTACACGGCTACAGCAGTTTCTCTGGTGTGCCTGTGCAATATGATTATCCTGAACCTGGCACTGGGCCAGGGTATGATGTATTACAAGGGGGCGGATATGCTGGTGCAGGCGGAAAGTTAACCCCAGAAGAATTTCAACAAGCTGTAGATTATCGGAGATTGGGCATGAAGTTTGGTGGAGGAGGGGGAGCGTTAACTCCAGAACAATGGGCCAAGATACGACCTACTGGGTACGGAACTAGACCAGAGGTAAACCCGATGCTGCGTGGTGAGCCAGACAATTTTTCCGCCTTTCGTGATGCAAATGGAAGATTGCCCTGGATGAAGCTTAGACTATGACAAACGGTTCTTATATAATAAACTTGGAAGGATAATAATATGGCTAACGGATTTGCACAATACGGAACTGGATTGAATGTTGATCCAATGGATCGTGGTGCACCTAATTTTGGATTTCCCATTAGCACACCAGAAGCCTCGGAAGGCTTTGGGGGATTCGCAGGAGATGCTGCTGCTTTCCGTAGTCCATCCGAGGATTGGGCTAGACTACAAACAAGGATGAGTCCCTTCTGGCAGGAACGTGCTCCTATGAACGATTTGATATCAAGGATGATGGGAAGGTATTACTTAGGAGCCCCGTATATATCAACAGCAGAGAGGCCTAATCCGACTTTTGCGGATTACCTAACAAGATATACTAGTCCTGCTGCTGGTGCTACCGCCCCACCGGCGATGGCAAGTTTAGAAGACTTACGAAGCCGGGCAAGGGAAGCAGCCCAAGCATCAACATTTGTAGGTGGACCGGATGCTTATGTAGCTGCGTCACAGAATCCAGAGGAATTGAGGAGAAGAGCCGTATATGCTAGTTTGTTTGGACAAGATGCAGCAAACCAAGCAGCAAATCAATTAGCGGTAGCTCAGACACTTGCGATGCAACGAGTAGATCCTGAAACTGGTAGGGCAGCGGGTACGTATCGAGGAAGAATGGGTGATGCCATACGGAGAGCGTTGCAAGGAGTTCAGCAGTATCGGACAGCGCAGGGAGCCCCAAGAGAAAGTTTTCTTGATTGGTACTTGGGTAAATACCATCCAAAAGCAACGACATAAGGAGTGAATGATGCCAACTTTTAACGACTATAGCCCTGACTGGTGGCAGGAAGTTCTTAGAGGCTTCGAGCCAGCTCAGTATTACAGCTCCCCAGCAGGTATGCAATTCGGAAGAAGAAGTCCTCGTCGGCAACGGTATTTTCAGGATGCGTATGAGGATACACTGAAAGATTATTATCAACAGGCAGGGACTGCGATGAGGGGCGGACAGGCTCCAGCAAGTTTTATGGATTACCTGGAGACCAACCCGTGGACAGCACGGTATTCATCTTTACCCCAGACATCTCGTGGGGTAACTGGTATGGCAGCTAATCCCAGAACGAGGTTTTTATTTAATTACTAATGGGTAGATTAACTCCACAAGAAATCGAAGAATTAAGAAAGGAACAGTCAGGCGTTAAAGAGCCCGTAAAGACAACTGACGTTGGAGTTCCTGTAGAGAGCCGTGACAGAACAACTGGACGCGGCTTACCTAGTATGAAATGGTGGGGTTTGCCAGAGAAAGAATATTGGCCAGACCCAGACGATCTACCGAGCCTTGGGGAGATTTGGTATACAGGAGAGCGTTTTGCAGGATTAGGTCTTGGAACAGTAATGGCTGATACGCGCAAATATCCTGGAGCATTCAGAGCGTTTAGGGATCACGCTAGTAGGGGTGATTGGGACGCTGCAATCGAGGCGTATCAGGACGAGCTGGATATGCCCAAGTATTACTGGGGAGCTTCCGAGGTAATAGCACCCATCATTCTTACAGGTGGTCTTGCGGGGGCGGGGAAAGGACTTATGTCTGCCGCTCCGAAACTTGCAACAACTCTCGGAAGGTTTTTACCTGCCACCCGTGGTGGTGTTAGGGCAATACGTGGTATAGAGACAGGATTAAGAGGGATAGGCAAGGGGCTTAGGGCTCCTTGGCAAGCAGAAGAAGCAGTAGCTAGGGCGGCTTTGAGAGGGCTAACATATCCTTTCCGAAAAGGAGCCTCTTTGCTAGGCAGACGAACCGGAGCAGAAGTAGGGCAGCAAGCCGTAGGCGATATGCCCGTTGAAGATGTTATTAAGGCTGATGAAATCCTTGGCTCACCTCAACCCCCCGAACTCGGATTTTATGCCCAGATACACAGACAAAGACAAAATGCGATACGTGCCTTAGAGAATGAATATACAAAAGCAAAGGAACGATTATTGCCATGGAGGGAACAGCCGTTAGCGCAACAAAAACCTCGTATGCGAGAAGATATAATGCGGGACCGTGAGTTCGTTGAAACATTTGATGAGCGGCTTGCTTCTGCAAAAGCAGACGAGAGAGCTGCAAGAGAGGCAATGGAAACTTATAGCGACCCACCAGATATCCAGTTATCCATTCGTCAGACATCCCGGGTCGATGACCTAACACGAGGAAAGAAGCCACCAAAGCGTGCCACAAGAGCCGAGGCTGAACGTGGTCCGTCTGAGATTAACTTAGATTTCATGGCAGGATTTGAAGCGGCTCCAAAGCTAGGATGGTGGAGCGGTAAGGTTAATGCACTACACGAAATAACCAAAGGTTTGTTGGGCTCGAAAAGACGCACTGCTGTAGAAGGTGTGATAGAAACATACAAGAGAGTACAGAAAGATATTGTGTCCAAAGCAGAGAGTGCTGCGAACATCGTAAGAATATTTGTTAGGAAAGGAATGCAGGACAACTTCAAAGTAGATCCCGAGACAGGACATATCCTAGACGATGCACTCCAGAACAGGGTGAGGATATGGTTTAAGGATGCTGAGGCAGTACTGCAATCGCCGACGATACCGGACATAGCAGCACGGTACGATGTATATGCACGGTTCCTTACTGCGGGACAAAAAGTCTTTATACGTGCAATCCGACATATTCTTGAAGACGGAACCACGTGGGAAGTGGGAGGAACCAAGCTTAGTATGCCTGGATATAACAGGGTGCTTAGGGAGAATATGCCTGGGTTTGCCCCAGAGCGTATACGACCCGATATAACGGGTAATGGGTTCTATATAACAAGAGGAGCAGTCAAGATTGGGAATGAAGTAGTAACCAGTATTGCGGACGAACTAGAGAAGATGGTAACGCTTGGAAAGAAACGTATGCCAGGTAAAATCGCTGCCGAGCAAAGGGCAACGATGCCCGTTATGGGCAAGCTGGTCGATGCCCAAGGCAAGGTTATTCCTCACGTTGACACTAAAGGAAGAATAATTAAGTATGAGTCTTTCGACAAAACGATGGAGGATTTTATCAAGGGTGTTGCCAACAGGGTTACTGGCTACAGGGTCAAAACAAGGGTAAAAGCACTTGCTGAAAAACACATAGGCACGGCAAGGATCAAAAAGGAGATAATAGAAAAGGGGATAATAGAAGGGGTAGAAGATGCTGATGATGCTTTGGCGGCTGCGATAAACCGTGAGTTCAGCAGGTCACTAGGGGAAGCAGCAGCAAACCTCCCCGTAATCAGGAATATTAACAACATGTATCGTGGGATTAAAGCGAACGGTGATCTGTCTGCTCTCAGTATACAAGGGCATCTTGCAATGACCAGAGCCCCTAAACAATGGGTGCAAGCAACGAATGTAATATTCAAATCTCTTGCGGCAACCATGAAGGGGGGACTGCCTGGAGGTCGGGCAAGGGGACAAGAACTTGTTGACGAAGCCATGGAAGTGTTTAACGTAGACGCAGTAAAAAATAATCGTCTTGTTTCCCGAGTATGGGCATATTTTGGATTGCGTGTAGGTGGCACTTCCGTAGAGACAGCACTCCCAGGAGTCGAAAGGTTGTTGGGACAGGCAGGAAAGGGATTCCGTGGAAGAGTCGCTGCTGGAGCTAGGGGAATAGGCGGAGCGTTCCAACTAAGTAACCGTCTGTACGGGGCTTGGGGTGATGTGTTGCGTCTGCGATGGGCAGACGAACTACTAAGACAGGAACTTGCCAAGGGTAGAACAATTCAGGAACTGGCTGATTCAGGTGACTTAAACCAAATAGCAAATGCCACAAACAGATTGACCGGGTGGTCAAATAAGCGATTTGGTGGTGACATCGGTGAGCTATCAATGTTTGCAGCAAGGTTCTTCCAGGCACGACTCGAAACATTTGGTCGGTCCTTAGTTGGGGCAAGCCAGTTGAGGCTACCGACATGGGCAGCACTGGGAGCTATTGGGCGAACAAGGGTGAACGTGCCATTCCGAGGAAGACCGATGATAGAATCTGATGTGCTTACAAGTATCGGAAGGAAACAGACGATAGAAAACAGGGAAGCACTGCAATCAATTATTCGTATGATTGGATTGAGTATGTTCGCAACAGAGTTCGCAAACGCCATGCTGGGCAACGAGACAGACCACAGGCCGATTGTGGATGGGAAAATAAACTCGAACTTCTACACTGTACGAATGGGTGGACGAGACTTCTCATTCTTTGGTCCGGCAATTGGTTTGGTCAGAGCTATAGGTACACTTGGGATAGGGATAACAGAAGACCCATCTCCACGGGGAGTCGCTAAGGCAATGGCTGCGGCATCAAAGGGTCTTGGTGGTGGTGTGGTACGTCTGGTATGGGACAATGTGACAGGTTATGGATTTACGGGAGATCCAGCCCCAATAGGAGTTTTCAGGGAAGACCCTGAAATAGGCAGAGTGTCTGACCCCAGGAATTTATCAGAGGCGTTGGATATTCTCCAATATGTTGGTGAACTAGCAATACCAATCGCACCTGGTGCGGTAGGTGGGGAACTATTTGAAGGAGTTAAATCCGCTAGGGAAGGGGACTGGGGACGTGTTGCTGGAGCAGGGTTAGCGTCAGTGGGTGAAGTAGCCGGAGTAAGGGTAACCCGTATTACGAGGAAAGAGGAAGCGGAGGAACTCTCTCAAGAGAAATATGGTGTGCCTTATGAGTCTCTCACTTATCAGGTGCAAGATGAAATAGATGATCTTCTAACGGAACGGATGGGCGAGGATACCTACGGTGGGCCAAAGGAATACCTCCACAAACGGAGAGAGAAAGCTGATGATAAACTGATAGAGAGAACTCAGGAAATCTCAAATGAATGGCTGTCTGGATCACCTGCGGGCACAGGTTATCATCCGCCTGCAGCGAGAAAGCTGCTTAATGAGGCAAAAGCAGTGCATCGTCGCACAAACTATGGTGAGCAATGGAGTGAAGAAAAGGGGCGCATGACTGGTGGGATACTGGAGCAGCTATATGATAGAGATGAGGAGAAAGAGGTTCCTGAGCAAGGTACTAGGGAGTATCGGATATGGCAATACGGCCAGACATTTGTCGACGCTACTGATAAGCAAACAGGAGAACTGGATTTCGACAAGCTGAACAAATTGCAAGGTAGATTCTGGGCAAGCCTGAGATACAGATTTGATCCAACAACAGGACGAAGGGTTAATGAAGTAGATGAAATGCTGGAAAGTATTAGGCTAATGGAAGGGGATTATGATCCGAGAATGCAATACCTTGTGGACGCTGGACGTTATGCAGGAAGCCTGAGGCTTAACGTGAAAGGGGAAACTGTTGGTTACTATGACCTTGAGAATCACAAGAAGGTCGAGGATTATATTGTAGACAGAACTAAAGCGCATGATGTAAGCAGAGCGGCCATTCGAGCGTATCTGAAGAAAGGATACGAAGAGCGTAAAGCAGCCCGAAAGAGTAAGCAGGGAGAACGTATCGGGAAAGTACTGGCTATCGCATCGAGTGAGGGCGGCATCTTGTGGACGCTACGAGATGAGTTTGTTAAAAGGGCTCCTGAAGAGTGGAGATTGGCTATGTTTGAGGCGGGTTATCGTTACCAGGGCAAGACGGGCGAGAAGGGCTATGAGTATGCCATGTTTAAAAGGATAAGGGCAGGCACACCCCATCCTAGGCTAGACTATAAAAGACTGTATAGGGGTACGCTAATTGGACAATAACATATAATACTTGGTATTGTATAATAAGGGTAATAGTTGTATATATATTTAGGAAAAGGAGACATAAAGTATGGTAACGCCAACGGAACCACAGGAAGTAGAAGAAGTCGTACAGGAACAAGAGGTCGAGACTCCTGAAGTAGAAACAATAGAAACACAGGAATCGACTGATGGTGAAGGAGCTGTAGCACCAGAGGGATCTCCTTCTGGCGATGCTCCAGTGGTTACTGATGTTGTGCCTAGTGAACCAGAGGCAGTGCAGGTTCCTGCACAGCAGCCGGTGGCACAGGTTGACGAGCAGACGCAGAAGGCGATAGACGAACTCCAACAGCGTAGAGAAGCTGACGTAAAGCGTGAATGGGAAGAGGCTGTTGGTAAGAAGGCTCGTTCATATGAACGACAACTTAATGATGCTGGCTATATGCCGGAACAGTCCAGAGATCAGGCCAGACGGTATATCCAACAGGAACAAAGGTTCCGAAAACAGGAAAAGGAAACCTCCGATATGCTTGGTTACGTCGAAGGACGACAGGCAGCGGCGGTTCATTATATGAAGAAGCATGGGCTGGCAAACCAGCAAATGCTTGATGATTTAATAGCTCTCCAAAGGACAACCTCTCCAGATGCGATGGAAAGAGAAGCGAATCGCATGAAGCGGGAGAGAGCCCTTCTTGCAGAGAATGCACGGTTGAAGCAGGGACGTGTTGCTCCGCAGACTTTCGACAATAGTCAGGGATCGGCAGAGGTCACGACCAATCAGGATAGATTGCTTGAGGCATACATTAATGGAGACAGGTCGGAAGCAGCGGTAAAGGCTGCAAGATTCTTAACACTTGGAACGTAAACGTAAAGGAGATTTATTATGGCACAAACAGCCACAACTGGTAATTTAGAAAACGCATCGAAAATCATCATATCGACGGCACGATACACCGAGGAGCATAACGCTCCTGCTTTGGCTCTTATTGAGGCATTCACCCTACCCAAGGGTACAAAGCAGGTTACTGTTCCCAAGGTAGGGCAGATGACAATGTCAGACCTCACTGATGGTCAAGACATTATTGATGAAGAAGATATAGGAATGACCACGGTTGACCTGACAGCATCTGAGGTCGGGGCAAAGGTTATTCTGACAGACAAACTTCTTCGTGAACAAGTCAACAATGTCTTTACCATGATCGGTAAACAGTTAGGCGATGGTATGGCAAGGAAGAAGGATACAGATGTACACGCCCTCTACACCAACCTGAACGGTGGTACTAAACTGGGTGCTGCAACAAAGTTTATGAAAGCATCCAACTTACAGGGAGTCATTGCTTACGCAAAGGCAAACAAGTTTGGAAGCCAGCTTTACATTCTTCACCACCCCAACGCCGTTGCATACCTTTCCAAGGAAGCCGCAACAGTGGCCTCCGCAGTAACCAACGGTATTCCTCATGGATGGTCTGAAGACCTCCTGAAGAATTTTTGGAGTGGCCTGAGACCAATGAACAATGTTCCTATCTTTGAGGATGGAAACCTTTCGGTAGATGCCAGTGACGATGCTATTGGGGTAATTGCTGACAAGGGAGCAATGGCATACTTACAAAGTGTAGCTACCCGACAAGAGCGACAGAGAGATGCTTCTCTCAGGGCATGGGAAGTGGTTATGACAGCAGACTACGGTGTATTTGAACTTGATGATTCCCGTGGTGCTGGTGTTACTTTTGATGCATCAGCTTTGGCAACTAATAACTAATAGCTAGGAGAATAATTTTGGCAATAGGAATGCAGGAATATAATAAGATAAAAAATGAATTAACAGGATTAGGCTACTCAATGCGTTATGTCGATGAGTGGCAGCCAAAAACTAGACTCTATAGGCATAAAGCAGCTTATAATGTGGAGGGTGTTCTCACGGACGAGGTAGGGACATACACTGATAATGTTCCCGGTGACCCCAGATACCTTTTGCGAAAGGCAAAAATAGGAATGTTTGGGTTCCCTCCGAGTGAGTCATGCACATGTAAGTGGTGCAAGGAAGACAATCGAACTCAGGTAGCGGCCAAGACTGAAGTGGTCGAAGCCGCACCTGAGTCTGCTAAGACAGGAACAGGAACAGGGAAGAGGCGAATGGGGCCGTATTATGAGCCCTAGTCAGGTGTAACGAAGGCCGTGCCTGAAAAAAATCTAATAACGGCGTTCGCAGGACTTAGAGCCTGTAAAAAGGAGAATTATAATGGCATTTCCAAATAGTATATACGGTAAGTATGGATGGGAAAAAGTCCAGACTTCTGATCAAAGACACAAACTTGGAACCAGAATGGTGTTCGATGATGGCAGGGCGTTTCGGTATGCCGAGGTCGGCGGTTCCGACATTGCTGCTGGAGCGATAGTACAGGCAGCAGCAGGAGTTGCTAACCATGACATGGACTTGGCAATTACCACAGCAGCGTCAGGAGCCACCGCAGTAACAGTGACTCTTGGGGGAACAGCGTCCACAAAAAACCAGTACAAAGACGGGTTTCTTTACATCAATGATGGTGGAACTGGTGAGGGACATGTGTATAAAATCAAGTCTAACGCAGCAGGAGACTCAGGGGGAACTTGTGTTCTCACACTTGATGAAGAAGATGGCATTGTTACAGCTCTAACAAACGGCACGCACCTAGCTGGTCTTGCTGTCAATACATACAGTAACGTCATCATATCTCCCACCACCGTATCAAACATGGCGGTTGGAGTTGCTCCTCGTGCTTTGACAAGCGAGTACTTTGGTTGGTTGCAGACTTGGGGAGAGGCAGCGGTCTTAGCTAATGCGGCTGGAGTCGTTGGGCAACACATTCGTGTTGGTGGTGCATCCACCCCTGGAGGCTTTGAAGACATGGACTTTGATGGGTCTGGTGAGAACGAGCAAGTAATTGGAGTGCAGCTATTGATTGCATCTGCTGCCACGGATTATGCGTTTGTTTACTTGACTATAGCACCGTAGTAAACGGTAGCACAGGAACAGGATATAGATGCTTAGAGAATTATGGACTCCGACGGGGGTTGACTATAAAGGTACAGCCCCCGTCGCAAGAAGCAGGGAAACAGGATTACTTATAGAGCTGTGTGCGTTTGACTTCAAGTACACTGATCAGTATGGCGTTGCACATAGAACAAAAGTAATAATTCCCAGAGACTCGTCAATGAGTCAGGCTCACGTTGAGGACATGGCAGCTCAGGCGTATGAGAATTTTCTGATAGAATGTAAGCAGAAATATACGAAGAGGCCACCGAACGTAGCAGAGAAAAAGGAAATAGGACAAGCGTTGAAGGAGTTCCGTAAATCAGCTCGGAAAAGACGGCAAAGCTCCAACAATAAAATTTATTACTAGGACGGAGGAAATGGAAATGGCAGAGGTAAAGATAATAACTGAAGATATTCAGGCAGTGATGGCGGAAGATCCGAGAGTGAGTCTCCAAGTACAGGTTAAAGCCCTTGCAAGGACGTTACAGGCAACTGAAGAAGAGGTCACTAGGCTCACGGAAGAACTAAATGGCCTGAAAAACGGAAAGAACGCAAAGGAGAAGTAGTCATGCCTAAAGTAGGTGGAAAGCAATTTGCATATACTGCGGCTGGTAAAGCAGCGGCAAAGCGTCAGGCAGCCAAGACTGGCAAAAAGGTCACAAAGATGACAAAGACCAAGAAGAAGGGTAGGTATTAATCATGGTACGACCAGCACCAAAGAGGCTTACACCACAACAAAAACAGCGATTAAAAGACCCTAAGTTTGGGGTTGGCTTACGTGCTGTAAAGCCGTTGATTCGTCAGACAAAACGCCAAAGAAGCCCTGGTCGTAGGTAATAAGGAGATGCGATGCCAGCAATACAAGGGAGAACACGTGAACAGTTAAGGCAGCATATTGGCCGTGTGATCGGGGCAGCATACGTGTCCAGTGCTACCGCAAGTGGTAGTACAACCACACTCGTAGATAACAGCATCGTACTGGGTGGAGCTGGTACTCAGATAGGCAAGTGGGTACGCTTCACAAGCGGTAGCAATGACACACTGACTAGAAGGGTTACTAACTCTTCGATAACAAGCAATGTCACCACGCTTACTTTCATGCCTGCAGCTACTGCATCGACGGCATCGGAGTCCTATGAATTGTGGGATGGCCTCTACAGCCCGGACGCAATTGATGATTTTATTAATCAAGCCATTATGTCAGCTACCGGGTGGGTCTACGATCCCATAGAAAATATCACATTACATGGTGATGGACGCCAGACAAGGTTCGATATCCCCTCGAACATCTCGATGATCTCCAAGATAGAGTACCGGCACAAGGTGAGCTTCACCAGGATTCATGCTTGCGGTACTACCTTTGACGAAGTAACTGTTCCAACAGGGTTTACTTTGTCACTTGATACGAAAGATAAAAAGCAGGGATCACAAGCATTACAAATTGCTTTTGCTGCTGGGGCTCAAGCTGGAGCATTTATTGCAGATTCCATTACTGCTACCAATATTTCAGGCTATGACACCATAGAGATGTGGGTAAAAGTAACAGGAATCAGTAGTGCTCTTGTTGCAGGGAATCTTAAATTACATCTGGATGATGGCACAGTTACAGCAGATGGTAACGACAAAGAAAGCCTAAACCTTCCTGCGATATCACCAGATACATGGACGTTTGCCAGAATGTCTTTAGCTAACCCAGAGTTAGACATCGCTATTGCCTCTGTAGGGCTGGAGCATGACGCTGACCTTGGTGCTGGTGTCACGGTATGGATAGATGACATTGTAGCCGTTGCAAATGACACGGCTGAATGGACAACACTTGATAGGCGTAACTGGAAGATCGACAAGGAATCTCGTGATTTGGTTCTTCAGAGAGATGGGCATAAGGCCGTTGGTTACGCTCTTATTAAGATAACTGGCGGGGATAAACCAGCGTTGATGACAGCGGACTCAGATACTACGGAAATAGACGAAGATTATATTATAGCCCAGGCAGCTTCCCTGGCTTTCCTCTCAGAATCAGCTGGCCCTTCTACAGACCCTGATGCAAGAAGGCAAATCAGTGCGTTCTGGACTGATCAGGCACAACGGGCTCGAAGGGCATTCCCCATGCTTGTTAATATCAGGTCGGTAGACTAGTGGCGAATAAGGTCGTAGAGGCCAATGAAATCTATCTTGACGGCACGTACTATCCTATAACACGCCCGATTCGTAGTACTTTGGCATCCATCTATCCTGCCAAGGTAGTCATCGGAGATACCACCAAGGACTCTAACCTACGCTCGTCCATCATTGCATGGTCTGACTGGCGTGGTGGTATTGGCGTGAACCGAATGGAAGGTGCTGGTGAGACTAACAGGGCGTGGTTTAGTACGTGCCAGCTCCGCTATAAGAACCATCTTGTCCTGCCTGGGCTGGTAACAGCCTCAACTGCACCATCGCATGGCCTTACAGACGCTAAGATAGGGGCTATCAATACCTTCAATAATGAGGTGTACGCTTTCTGGAACGGGTCAGTATCGGAAAGCCCAAAGCTCTACAAATACAATAATACTGGCAATCAATGGACGGCAGAGACTCAGGGTGCTACAGCCCAGACAACAGATAGTGTGGTGTTTACCAATGCGATAGGGGTGACCTATCTTGTTTTTCCCAACTATGACTCTGGTGCCGCTGATAGTTCATATACCCATAAGTCAGATTATACGACAACATTAGACGGTGCTCTTAATGCCAGTGCTACCTCAGTACCCGTAGCAGATGCTAGTGGGCTTGTTGCTGGGGAGATGATCAAAGTTGAGGATGAGCATATGTTAATAGGATCTATATCAAGTAATACGCTAACGGTAACAAGGGCAAGAAACAGCACAACAGGGGCATCACACGATGATGGGGATGCCGTGTCTGTAGAATGGACTACTGATACTACTGATACACAATTTGTCACAGTGTGGGATGAAAGACTATGGGGTATATCGTATGGAGGGCAACTCTGGTATGCCACGATAGTAGGTACAGAGATAAATGATGCGGTTCTTCCGCTACCTGATGGTTCAATAACCAAGATGTTCGTAGCCAGAAACGCTCTGGGGATACCAATTATCTATGTGGCTACCACGCAGGGCTTGTTTGCCCATAACGCAGACAACGCTATGTTCGAGGAAACCCAGATGGACTTTCCTGTACATCCTAATAACGGGAAAGGCAGTACAAGATGGCGTGATTCTGTGTACATTCCGTCAGGCAATGCAATCTATAAGTATATTAACGGCAATAATGCGGCAGTGATCACGACGATGGGCCCTGACAGAGATGACGGATTGCCTTCAGATAAGCGTGGAGGTATTCATATGCTGGCTGGTTCTCACAACGAGCTATTAGCTGGAGTAGATGCCACTACAGCACCATCAACAATATCCTCAACGTCTATTCCGTATCAGGCGAAAAGCCATCAGGGTTCTCCTGTTATAGCCCCTGATACAGGCTATAGCTCCATATTGGGGTACAACGATATGGGGTGGGAAGTGAAGTGGCTGAGTAGCGAATCTGGAAAAGGGTTGGATTCACTCCACGTATCAAGTGCATATGATGTGTACCGTGCATGGTGGGGACACGATAATAAAGTGTATTTCATGCCATTGCCGTCAGATATCATCAATCCCTCCGAGGTGTCAGAGTTTGAGTATGCTTTGTCAGCCATTCATGAGACTCCTTGGTTTAATGCGGGGCAGAGTGAAGTTAACAAACTGGCACTCAACTTACGCATTGAGGCACAGGATTTAACGGCAGCGGATAAGGAAATCGTCAAGATAGAATACGCAACAGATTATGCCGAAACCTATACCACGGCAGTATCAACACTTAACTCAACTACCATGTATGCCCATACAGGTGAGGGAGATGGTAGCTCAGGCACGTACACCTATGTATTCGGTAATAATGTTGGCATAGCTTTCAGATCTATCAAATTTAAGATCACCCTTGAGAGAGATGACGCTACCACTACGGGTCTTGAGAAGTTCAAGACACCAGATATTGTATCCCTCACTCTTGAGTACCGCAAAAAGATTGCAGCCAAGTGGGGTCACACGGTAGATATTGACCTAACAAACGAGTATAAAGGGAAGGGACCGAAGGACTTACGGTCCAACCTTATTTCGGCTATCGAGAGTGATACACTGGTTGAATTTACCTTCAGGGACGACTCCTTGGGTACGAGAAACTATTATGTTGATGTAATCGCAGCGCAAGGAATGGAATTTACAGGCTACGACGAGCGTGGGTCAACCACGATACAAGTCGTAGAACCATAGGAGAATAGGAATGAGAGTTGATTCAGGAATAACAAACGTAGCTTCAGCAGGAACTGCGGTGCAGGTGAATAATGTGACAAATAGGGTTAAGCAGGTGGAGTTCAAGGCATTAGCAGGGAACTCTGGCTTGGCCTACGTTGGTGAGAGTGATGTCTCTGCAAGCAACGGATTTGAGTTGAGTGCAGGGAATACAAAGACGTATAATTTTGGAGAGTTTGGTGGCAGTGTTCCTGCCAATGTGTGGTATGTGGACGTAGCCACTAACGACGACAAAATTGCTTGGAGTATGATACTAGAGGGGTAACATGGTAACACAGCAAATACAAGTTCCTGATAACTGGCAAGGCTCAGGCCCTGAGTACCTAGCGTACCAAACATTTATAGAGCTGGGAAGGAAGCCCGGATTAGATTTTACTTACCAGTCCCCACTTATGGGGGGAAGACTGGATAAGGGAGGATTCATTATTGACTTTATGTTTACCAATCCTCCTGATTTAGCAATCAACGTACAGGGAGTATACTATCACTATGAATTTGGTGTGGAAGCAAAGGCAAGGGACGTAATGGCACGAGCAGGTCTTGCCGGACAGAACATCACTTTAATATTTATCGACGATGATGACTTAATGAGTGACCCACGGTACTACTGCCGAGAAGCATTAAACTACAGGGATCACTCCAGACTAGGAGGCGGGTAATGACAATTAACTTTGGTGGGAATATATATGATGATGCAGGTAATGCGGTAAGCGGAGCCAGTGTTAAGCTCCTTAAGACAGGAACATCCACACAGGAAGGCTCTACCGTTACCTCAGACAGCGATGGCCGGTGGGACTTTAGCGAGGCCGATCAGGATCGTTATGACGTAGAGATAACAAAAGGCAGTTCGGTTAGGCGTATCAAGTGGAGTGACGAGATATCCCTTCAAGAGATAGATGTCAGGAACAACACAGCGGCAGGTACTCCGGCTGCTACGTTCACCAATCTTAGAAACAGTGCATCCAATCAAGTGGCTGTATTCAGCGGGGCTAACTCCACGAAGGCAGCCGGAGATGAGATTTATCTCTCCTTTAAGTTACATGACTCCGCTGGCAACCTAGATGAGTTTGCCCGAATGACTGTAGAAGCCACCGATGTAACGACAACAAATGAAGACGGACAGATACGTTTTGGTGTCATTGTGGCAGGGACACTAACCGATGTCTTCACGATTAACTCCACGACTGGTGGAGCAGCAGAGATTAGCTATGAGGTTGATTCGTTCACCATCAAGGGTGGTGAGGGTGAAGCTGGAGTCCTCTACCTATTTGCAGACCAGGGTGACGATGCAGGTGACGAGTGGAAGATCAATGTGGCTGATGGTGGCGTTCTCACTATTGGGAACGACATAGCCTCGGCAGGAACCTACGTTACCATGATGACCATCACGCCTCATGCTACGACAGCAAGTTCCAGCGTTGCCATTGCAGGTGATGCTACTGTTGGTGATGACCTCAGTCTGACTTCTGATTCTGCCGTTATCAACATGGGAGCAGGTAATGACTTTACGATAACGCATGATGGGACGACTGGTGCAACTTTGGCTGGAACTCCAATTACCGTCAATTCTACTGGAGCATTAACCCTTGACTCGTCAACAGATATTACGTTGGATGCTGACGGTGCTGATGTCTTCTTAAAAGATGGTGGTAGTTTGTTTGGCACACTAACCAATAGTAGTGGACAGCTCGTCATCAAGAGTAGTTCATCAGGCACAACGGCAGCCACGTTTAGTGGGGCTAACGTGACTCTTGCAGGAACAGTAGGCTCTGGTGCTATTACATCGAGTGGAATTATCAAGACAGATGATACTACTGAAGCTACATCTACAACAGATGGGTCACTACAGACAGATGGTGGTTTATCCGTAGCCAAGGATGCGGTGTTTGGGGACGACGTGTTTCTCTTATCTGATAGTGCGGTCTTTAATATGGGGGCAGGAAACGATTTCACGATTACCCATGATGGTACAACTGGAGCCACGATAGCAGGGAATCCTGTGACTATCACAGCAGGAGGTGCGTCTACGTGGTCTACTAGTTCTGGGGCTTTAACCATTACCTCTGCTGCCGCACTGAACCTAAACCCCGCAAGTGGATCAGCGATTCTGCTTGATGGAACTATCAGCGTTGATGCTGGGGTGGTGACAGGGGCATCAAGCATTACCTCAACAGCGTTTGTTGGTACCTTATCAACAGCCGCCCAAGCTAATGTTACTTCTCTTGGCACACTGACGGCACTAACAGTTGATGATGTAGCAATCAATGGCAAGGTAGTTACCATGACAGGCTCCAGTAGTGATACTGCTGTATTCACAGCAGGGACTAACGGAACTCTTTCTATAGTAACCACAGATGCTGCAGCCGCAGCAGCTAACATCCAGATAACGGCAGATGGTACGGCTGAACTGGCTGGCACAACCGTCACTCTTGATTCTGCTGCAGATATAGAATTAGAAGCCACTAATGATATCAATGTTCCTTCCGATGTAGGTCTAACATTCGGAAACGATGGAGAGAAAATAGAAGGTGATGGCACTAACCTGTACATCACGTCAGGCGGTATGACCTTATCAACTGCGGCTTCTGCACCAGCACCAGACAATAATAAAATACATCTATGGTCTGGTACCGCTGGAAATGTGACAGCTTACTCAGCATCCCTGTTGGTGCTAGAGCATAGCGATAGTGTCAGCATAAACTTCCTTAGTCCCAATGATGCTTTCAACAGCATTTATTTCGGGGACGCAGATTCCGAAACCGTGGGTGGACTAATCTATCTCCACGATGGAGACATATTCCGCATTAGAGGGGCTGGTGCAAACGTAATGGACTATGACACTGATGGTCATACATGGGAATTTGCTAATGCCACTTCTATACAGACTTCCGCAGGAGACCTAAAGCTGGAACCGTCAGGAGATGTAAACCTCAACAACGGTAGCAGTCTAATAAATGCCAGTGATGTAACCATCGGGGCTGACACTGACCATGGTACAACTGCTGGTACTCATGTGCTATCCATCTTCAACGGTACTCCCCCTGCAGGAACACTGACTAACGGAGCTTCATTCTTTTGTGCGTCAGGAGAAATGAAGGTAATAGATGCCGCAGGGAATGTGACGGTGCTATCGCCACACGATGACGACGGTAACTGGATATTCAATTCTAAAGACAGTACGACAGGCAAGGTACTGCATGTCCATATGGAAAAACTAATGAGAAAACTAAACGACTATTTCGGTGGTGGATTCATCGAAGAGTATGAAGAAGCAATATAAGGAAAGGAGGAGACATGACTACAACAGCAGCAATGATAGTACATCTGCAGGCAGTAGAAAATAACACAGCTACTAAAAGAAATTTAGCCAGAGAGTTTCTGGCCAACGGTTCAAAGTATACGGGTGCAAACCAGACGTCAGCTATTAATGCAATTAAAGCTGTGGAAACCCACGCTGACGACTGTAGCATCTGCTCAGGGTATGACGGAAGTTAAGTAGAGGTACAATAAGATCGTGAAAATTCGACCTCAAATTTTTCTTGCCCTTATATGTGGCACTTCCTTTGGTATCGTAGGTATGTGGATAGGTTGGAAAATGGAGGCCACGGAAATAGTCACGGCAGTGATTGGTTCGGTCTTCGGTTTCCTCGGAGGGGTAAGTTTGAAAGTGCTTGAGGCTGAGTGATGGACGCAACCAAAATCAAACTTCCAATAGCTGTGATTTTTGTTATCGTGGCCCAAGCCTTTGGATTGATCTGGTACATGGCACAGCTAGATTCCACAGTGGCAACCTTAGCCGATGACGTAGCTATCATTCAATCTATTGACGTAGCTGAGGAGCTATCGGAAACACTAGAGGCTTTAGAGGAACGGCTAGACGCTATTGAATTGGAACAAGCTGTTATTGTAAATGAATACAGAACCATCATGGCTGACCACCACAGCTTTGCCGAAACCCTCAAAGAATTAAACCAATCCTCTTTGTTACCAACAGGGGAGAAACGAGAATATGGGGGCTATTAAATGAAAAATCCATTACGCATATTGTTGAATGTTACACGAAGATTGTCTATTAAAGACAAGTTTAGGTTAAGGCTTCCTGCACTTCGTGTGCCTCGTATACCATTTCCTCATATACCCTTTCCAGATATATCATGGCTTGCTAGTCACGCTTGGTTCTCTCGTATGCCTAATATACCCTTACCCTTTAAGAGGATAAGAACAGTCTTGAGGAAGAGCTTAGGGCTTACGGTACTCTTTGTATCTGGGCTAGGGATCTATGTCATTGTCGCTAAACCCTGGCCTCTACCATTTATACACGGTTATTTCCCTATCTTGGGTCTGGAATCTACACACGTTTATGGTTGGCTAAGAGAGCTCTATACAAAGGATGTTATCTTCGGCTCTGCTATAGGAGTCGTATCATTTGCTTTATTGACGAGTTTAATTCTTCTGGTTCAGCATCCTATGAGTGCTTTAGTAGCACTCTATCTGGGAATAAAAGCTTCTCCTATGGCAGTGTTGCGGTCTCCAATTACTTTCTATCGTAAAGTAGTCAAGGTTAGGA